AGAAGTCCATAAAACATTACACTTATCATTTTTAGTTAAGAGTTCTCTACGTAATATACCGGATATAATATTCATTTCAATAATTCTTCAATAAAATAGTCGGCGGTAAATATATTTTTGTTGAACTTTGATAGCTTTTGAGCTTTAACATATTCATCTGTTTCGTATGCTTTTCTCATTTGTTGTTTAATAGAATTTAATAGTGGCTCCCTCCACATTTCGTATATAGTATTTTCATATTCAAAATAGTATTCAGTACTATATATATTAGACAATATACTTTTAATTTCAAAACCGTTATCTCTATTGATATAGGTATTAGGTCCGCTAGCTTGATTCACTATAGTTAAATTATCAAACAACATAGATTCTATTGAAGCGGCCCCGAAGCCCTCACACTTACATGTATTAACATAACAGTCAGCTTGTGAGTGTAAATTCATAATATAATCTTCTCGATAGTTTCCTATCAATATATGTGGTTTATTTATATTTTGGTCTTTTACTCTTAATGCCTTCTGTAGTTTCTGAATTTCGTATTTGATAAAATTTTGAGCTTCTTGCAAATCTGGTTGACCTAGTTGATTAGTTTTAATAACTAATGACACATCATCGTGTTTTTCAAATTCTAAATAAAAGGCGGTTATTAATGCTAAAATATTATTAATTTCATTATAATTAGCTATATAGTAAAAAACAAAGCTGTCATTTTGACCATCAAATATTGGGCGACTCTCAAAATTATCATATCTTTTGATATCAAATGGTTCGGGTATCATTTTCATTTTTGTTTCGCATCCAGATTGTTTTAATGAATTTTCAACCCAACGAGACGGCACGATAACCGTATCCATCATATTGACCCTATCAGTCCAGCCGGTGTGTCCGATATTATATGTATTGATTTCCGGTATGCATATATTTTCGCCAAACTCATACATATATACGAAGCTATGGGCATACCCATGCTGTATTACCATGTCGTAAGACTTGCTACAATTTTCCTCAAATTCATTGTAGTCTTTCCCGGATTCATTGATATGATCTAAATTTTTGGTAAAATATATAGGTCTTATACTAAGATTAATATCTAAATTATAACCTAGAGCATCTATATATCTCCTAGCAGATCTGCCAAGGCCGGTATTTTCTTTATATGGTCCGATGTATAGTATATTTTTCATTTATAGTCTAAAAAGTCTTGGTTTTTTAGGACGCTAGGATTTTCAATAAAACCATTGAGAAAAACTTTGTTGTTAAACCACATCTCAAGTGTTTTTACGGCGTCTGTTTTATTATAAGGTGTTGTCCCATTGGAGTCAATAACATAGCCCTTATCTAGTGACGATACCAGTGTCTGTATGAAATAGCTGGTTTTGAGTTGAGGTTCTTGCAAAATATTATCAACGATATCATAAACAAACTCACGATTGTTACTATTATTTTTAGTGTCTTTACTAATAGTGTCAAAGTAACTTTCAGATAGAGGCAACCATTGATTTTTTGTTTTTTGTAAACTAGCATTATCTATAATCTTTTCAAACTCTTTACCAGTAATATCCCAAGAATGATTGGCTTCAATAATTTTCTTATAATCTTCTACTATATTTAGTATATCTATTGCATTCATGTTGATCAAATCTAATATTTTCTTTTTTGCGTCGGTATTATCTGGAAAAACCCTATCCGACCCATTATCCATATCCCTGTATTGGATAGTTTTCACCACGTCGCAGTTAAAATTTTCGGCTAGTTCAGTCATTGCTCCATGATCGGTAGTTATAAACGGAACTCCACAAGCAGCTGCTTCTAATGGTGGTATGCCAAATCCTTCGCACACAGAGTATTGGACATATACATTGAAAGTGTTTATAATCTCTGCTAATTGTCTAGGCTCTACCCCATTGTTTGCGTGTGCCAAAGTCATAGTTCTTTTACTGCAAGATGGGCAGACACAGGACTCACCTTGCCACTTCAGTGCGTGTACATTTTTACACTTGTCACATACATATGAAAACAAAACATTATTATACACTTTAAATTCAAGCAATAATTCAGGAATTTCCCAGCCATTGTTTTCGGGATAGCTTGTGTGAAGATATAAGTATACATCGGGATCTTCTTGTATGATATCCGACAATAGGCGAAATAACTCTGGTATTAATTTGCGCCTCTGATTACGCATAACACTACCTATAATTTTTATATTCAAAGGCATATTTAGTTTTTGCCTACAAACAGCTTTATTCATGGGTTTAAATATCTTAGGGTCTATGGAATCTTTTACCACACCAGATACTTTGATATTGTATTTAGATTCTATTTGTGTTTTAGCCCATTCTGTATGCGTTAACAGTGTGTCGCAATTCCTTAGCGCCTCTATCCATTCTCTTTTCATGGGGAATGAGTCTATAGTCGGAGCTAATATCCAGTGGAACTTACTACGAAATATCGAGGTTCTTTGGTAGAGAGACATATACATATCCCTAAAATCTATAACAATATCTGGTTTAAAATGCGCCGCAACTAAATCAAATCTCCATTGTCCAAATTCATTTTGCTTTACAGCAGCGTATTGAGGGAACCTTTCGTCTTGTTGTTCCACGGCGTTGGGATAAATTTTCCAGGGAAATTTACATTCAGAACAGGTAGATTTAAAGCAAGATAATTCTGCTATGACATACTTATTGGTGTTATATAGGTATTGCAATACTGATCTTGTGTAATTACCATAACCAGTAGAAAGATCTCCGGTTTCAGTACAAAATAATAGCCTTCTTTTATTCTTTTTTTTCATTATATGATATAAATGCTGTTTACTTAAATGGTCTCGTATATTTGAAAAACAGAAAGCCCCTAAGCGGGGCTTTCTTCTCAAAATAACACACACGATCTCAAAACATTAAAACGCCACTACCTCTTCCTCAGTCGGCGTTTTATTGTCTTCAGAAGTTTTGCCGGACTTAGCGACCTTTTGTATTCTAGCAAAATTATTTACTCTAATTTTCATGCTAGATCGCTTAACTCCGTCTTTCTCCCATGTGTCGTTTCGTAACGAACCTTCAATCATAACAAGGTCGCCCTTCCTGAATGAAGAGGAAATTGCTTCTGCACCGGTATCCCAGGCTTCGCAATTAACAAAGGTTGTCACCTTATCCCTATCTCCATTATTCTTAGTAAATTCTCTAGATACGGCAACTGTAAAATTAACAACAGCTGTTTCTTTGCCTGATGGGTTTACGTATCTGAGTTCAGGATCTCTGGCAAGATTTCCTCTTAATATAACTAAATTCATAATTTCCTCTCAATTCTTGTAAAATACAAACTGACCACTACACATATTATACTCATAGGTCGTATCGTGTCAAGCATCAAACTTGCCAACACTTTTTTATTACATAAGAGTCCTTATTCTTGGACTTTTCTAGCTTAACTAATAGAGTATTATCTTCTAGTAATATATCTTTATATTTCTTGTATTCCTCAGGAAATGCAACGATATCACAAGATCCGGTAGAATCTGCTATTTTAATAAAAGCCATTTCCTGACCAGGATTTATCCCTCTCTTAGTTTTGATAACATTAATAGAGTTTATTTCCGCTCCTACTATAGGTTGTTTGGGGCATTTATCATTGATAAGATCTTTGCATTCGCTATTGGCAGAATAAATGTCGCAACCATCTATTTTATGACATGTTAATGATACACCCAGATAGAATTTTTCATTACTAGCCAACCATTCCGGACTGTCTTCTAAGTTATATGGTGGTTTTTTTATTGACTGAATAATAGAAGATATAACGTCTTTTCTTCTGGTTGTTAGTTTTTTATTAGGGTTGTTTATAAGAATTTCTAATATTTTGGTAAGATCCTGTTGTTTATCGAATTCATTTTCGATAATTTCAATTTCCCTGTTGGTTAGGTTGTTAAGTAATTCATAATAAAACAGCATTTTATTTCTGGATATCGGTATATGATCTATTGCTCCAACTGATATTATAGCTTTAGAAGCGGTAGAATTTATTTGTCTCAATAATCTATTGTATATTTGTCCAAAATTCATATTTGGAATATCTAATGAGCTAATGATCTTATCGATTTTATCATAAACGGAATCACCAACACCTTTAATATTAGTTAAGCCGAAGTATATAACCCCATTTCCCGCAATATAAAAATCTTTAGCAGGTTTCTGTAAAGAAGGCTTGCGGACTTCTATGTTCATTTGGTTAGCATTATTAATTAATTCTTGTATTTCTTGTAACGGGTCTATCTTATCTTTAGCAAACTTGAGGTATGATACAAAAAAATGTTTTGGAAAATGAGCTTTGACATAAGCCGATAGGTAAGCATTGTAGGCATAGCTGACAGCATGACTTTTATTAAAAGAATATCTTTGAGATTTTTCGATCCAACTAAATATCTGTTGAGCTTCTTCTTGTGATATAATATCAGCTTCCTGCGATTTTTCCATGAACAATTTTTTAATCTTAGCCATTTCTTCTGGCTTCTTTTTACCAATGGCTTTTCTTAGCTTATCTGCTTCTGTTAAGTCAAAATTAGCTACATGTTGACATATTTGCATAGCCTGTTCTTGATATACCATTTCCCCATAAGTTGTTTTTAATATAGGCTCTAATGACGGGTGGAAAAAGTCGATTTCTTCTTCTTGATTTTTTTTGTCTATATAATGATTACTAACAGACTTACCGTCCCTATATGCCTCAAGACATCCTGGCCTCATGATACTAATCAAGGCTGAAAGCTGCTCTATATTTTCCGGCTTTAGTTTCTTAGACATCATTTGACCAAGCCTTGATTCTAATTGAAAACAACCCTTGGTGTTACCATCAGAAATCAATCTCCAAGTACTTTTACATGTAAGATCTATGTTTTCTATATCAATATTAATATCTACGTGTCCATCATCATCAATATCAAAGAGACAATTACAGTCTTTAAAGGATATATTTTTCATATTTTAAAGGAGTCCTTAAATTGAATTTTTTGGCTCAAGTTTTTATGCAATCTTAAAAATCGAATAAGAATTTGGGCGCAATCCTCTACATCTTTAACAGCGTCATGGGCATTGTCTTTACTTAAACCAAGATAGTCTCTTATACTATCCAGAGATAAGGATCTTACGTCAGAAACATAACTCATCCACAGAAACATCACATGCATCAAATCGATTTTATCTCTAGGATGAAAAAGGCATGTTTCCTTCTCTTTGTTTGTATTATTATACTTTACACTTAATCTATTTACAATAGTCATATCATATCTAAGAATATTGTATCCACAAGCTATTGGTGCGGTAAATTGAGATTTTTTTCCTCCGTTGGCTTTAGAGTGATATTTGTCTAGATAAGACACAAATTGACTCCAAGCTTGTTTCTGTTCGGGGTATTCCTTCCATTCTGACAAAACCTGCTGTGCAGATATCGCCCTGACTTTTCCATGCCATTCTAAAATATCTGAATCGGTATATGGATTATCTACTTTAATGTCTTCTAATTTTTCTGGTTTTAAATTAATGTTGAATTGAGATTTATCTACGATTTCTAATTTGAATGGGTCTACGATAACAGCAGATAATTGTACAGGACTACACTCGTTAGGATTCTTTCCGTCTGTTTCGAAATCAAAAACACATATTTTATTGCGAATCATTTAGTTCTCCATAAAAATTTCTTGAGAAATGCTGACTTTTGCATGCATGATTTTGTCTAATAGCGCAATACCTAAGATATCAAATTTTATAACCCCTATAGACTCTAAATCAGACATCTCGAACCCTGCTATATTTTGTTTAGTTTTTTTATCCCATAACATAGGACAAATGGAGCTTAATTTATTATTGGCTATCGCTATTCCTGCAGCATGTTTTGACTGATTATATTTAGACCCTTCTAACCTTATTGCTTGTTCAAATCTTTTTGAAAGTGGACCCTGCAATTCATTATCGTCGTCTATATAGCACCACTCCTTCAGTTTCTGTGGATTATTTTCCAGTGCCCATCTAATAATAGAGGCTTCTCCATTTTCCTCTTTCATTTCTTGTAGTTCGTCAGCAATCTTTGCCTCGTCTGGTATATTTTTAGTAATTTTATTCATTTCCTGAAAAGAAATGTTGCCGTATACTCTCAAAACTTCCTTAAGAGCACCCCTACCCTTTAGCGTATTAAAAGTAATCATTTGAGACACTTTATCGTGTCCGTATTTATTTTTTATGTAGTTGATAATGTCTTCACGATGTTCGATCGGCACATCAACATCAATATCTGGCATTGATATATTTTTTTTAGTATTACGACCAGCATTATAGAATCTTTCAAAAATTAAATCATATTTGATAGGATCTATAGCGGTAATTCCTATTAGGTAGGAAACAAGACAACCGGCAGCACTACCTCTACCGGGACCGGGTAGGCAGTTTTTGGATCTTACATAATTAACAATATCTCTGACTATCAAAAAATAACTAGCGAGATTAGAAGACTCCAAGACTTCAAATTCTTTTTTAACCCTGTCAACATAAACCTGGTGTTTATCCTTGGGTATTTTATGTTGTATTTTTTGTTTCCATCCTAATCTACACAATTCCCTAATGTATTCAATAGGCGACTGTTTGTTTGGGCATTCGAAATTCGGTAATTGAGGAGCGACCAAGATATCATACTCTTCACATTGTTGATCAATTTTAATCGTATTATCTAATTCCTCTTTATCGTGTATTTCTGACATTTCTTTAGAAGAAAGTATATAATACTTATCCGAAGTGAAAAACGTAGACAAAGGAATTTTTTCGTTATTAATTATTTTCTGAGATATTTCTGGTAGGGTTGTTTTGAGAGAACTACACAATAGAACTCTTTGGTCAACAGCATCTGCCATATCACAATAATGAGCGTCTATAGTAGCTACTCTTTGTATATTATTATTTATTGCCAATTCCCTTAGCGACAACCCTATGGTTTGTTGATGTTCATTATCTATATCCATCAACTGAATTTCTACAAAGACATTTTCTTTACCAAAAGTGTCTTGTAGTTCATTGATATGAGACAATGCTTTAGTTTGCCAATCTTCTACTAGGCAGTTATTATTAAAACTATAAATCTCATTACCTAATGTAGAGCCGGGATGGCCCGATATGCAAATTAAATTCTGTTGACTACCCAAGCATTCTTTAATCAAATCCAGATCTAATCTAGGCTTATGATAAAAATAATCTTCACTATTAGATAATGATACAAGTTTAATCAAATCTTGCCATCCTTGATAGTTCTTGCAAAGAACTACTAGGTGGGATAGGGATTTATTTTCCTTTGTTTTGTTGGTGGCGTCTTTACTTATGTATAATTCACAACCCATTATAGGCTTAATGCCGCATGATTTCATGGTTTTATAGAAATCAACATTACCAGATATGGTGCCGTGATCAGTAATAGCACAAGATTTGAAATTAAGTTTTTGACACCTTTTGGCTATCTGTTTAGGTTTTGATAACCCGTCCAATAGGCTATAATGCGTATGCACATGTAAAGGAATGTACATTAAACTTCTCCGGGGGCTTTATAAGTACTAACAGAATATCCTGGTATTTGATAGTTTTTTATGACATCAGACATTCCATTCATATCTGTGTCGTGCTTAATTTGTTCACATTGAGACATTAATTCATTTTTTGGCGTAATGCTGCCATCTCTGTATTCTATAGTAGGTGCAACGTGAGGATCGTCCAGAAAAGTATTTTTACCAAAATGACATAGCTTTGTGCATTTCCAGGATTTACTTAGTTTCGGATTCGTGGTCTTTTTAATTCTTTCAAATTTTTGACGAATCATATACTCCGCCTTAATGGCATTATCATTATTATCAAAACATACCGAAAATGGACCTCCATCATTCATGAAATTAATAGTCATAATAATATGCTTAAACTCAGGGAAGCATCTATGTATTGCGTAATGATATATGCTTAATTGGGGATCTTGCTCTAGTTTCTCCTGTGTTTTCTCTTCTCCTGTGGCCCAATTTAAACGACGTCCAGTTTTCCAATCGATAATTTCCAAGGTGTCATCATTTACTTTTGTAATCAAATCGACAGTGCCTTTGATACATAGTTGGCCGTCCAATTTTTTCCCGTTTATGTCGTATGAATATTTAGCCCAGGGTTTATCTATCGTTAAATCAAAATGCTGCTCTGCCTTGAACACATCTCTTCTTCTCGGATCGAACAGTCTATCATTTCCCGTAAGAGTTTTTCGCACCCATTCTGTACAATCTTGTCTGTCTTTATCAGACCATTTATGGTGGCTAAACTGACGAGTATAATAGTCGTAGACACTATTACATAAATAAAGGACGTAAGCATTATTAAACATATCACATTCAGATAATATGATTGTTCCTATAATATCGTCTTGTATACTTTCTAAATTGTCTTGGTTTGCTTTTTTCATAAGAGCTAATATTTCTAACACTTTATGAACTATAGTTCCCTTGTCAGCTTTTTTATTTGAAGATCCTCTACGACCCAAAACATATTCTATAAAATATTGCTGTTCGCACATATTATGGGTATTATAAGATGAACTTCTAAAATATGTAATTATAATGGTAATACCCTCTTTACTTTGAGATAGTCGTAGATTAATTTATTTTTGTCTTCAATGTTCATATTTTGGTTGTCAATAACAAAATCAAAATTTGATTGGTCGTATTGGTCTTCGTCTAATGCAATCTCGCTTTCGTGCGAGGACTTGTATAGGTTTCTATTAAGCTTAATGACTAGTCCACCAGCATTTTTAATAGCTTCAACCTCGTTGGGAAAACGACAATCGGCTATCAAAGCCAAAGGCAAGTTTTCATCTTGTATTTTGCGCATCGTTGCGTCGGCCCAAACATTATGCTGCATTTTTCTGAATATATTAGTCCCGACATATTGCATAACTTCTCTGGCTTTCATGGGCTTACCACTATCTGGCCAAAGACAGTTAACATATTCATTCTTACTGTTGTCAGAACCATAACACTGATCATAAGTGAAGCCTAAAATATCTATACATAATTGTTTTAAAGGGTCGGCAAAATTGTAAATTGCAGAATTTTTTTGAACAGAGTTGGTGAATATTTCTTGTACGTATTCACACGCTGTTGTTTTACCCGATTGCTTACGACCAGCAAAAGCCACTATGTGTTGCATAATTTCTCCATTTTTGGCACAATATTTTCCCTTACTTCCTGTACACTCATATCTGCTATATCTTTACCATCTAATGTTATGACACTAACATTATATGTTCTCGAGCATTTTTGCTTGATTTTATTCACCCCGTCTTTGCCGGCTTCATCAGGATCTAATATTATAACCAAATTCATTGCTCCAGAGCAGTCTAGTAATAATTTTTGTTTATCTCCTAATGCGGTTCCGAAAATAGCTACAGCATTTTTGACACCAGCCTCTTCAAGCCTCCAGACATTACCGGGACTTTCGACAATAACTACAGTATGGCTTTGAGCTATGTATTTTTTAGCAAACCACAAGTTATATAGATGGTCCTTTGATTTGAATGATTTATTATGTTTCCATTTTGAATATTTCCAAGCGTATGGTCCACTTACGCAATCTTTATCTGCATTATGATAATAATTACATTTAGCACATTTCTCATGTATACTGCGACCAGTACATCCAACCATATAAGAATATTCTGGATCATATATCGGAACCACTACTCTTTCATACATTTCCTTTTTAGGATTGTTACATAATCCAACGTCATATTTATCTAAAATTTCTTTAGAAAAATTTCTATTCAAATAATAAGAAGCTGGAATTTGTAATGTTTTCCTGATAACACTTCTATTTATTGCGTGTTTGCATTGACTATTAATTTCAGATATTGTATGTATATTTTTAGTAAATATCTTTTTTTCTCTATCTTCTATTTTAACTTTAAAGTCTTTTATATCTTTTTTTAATATTTTCAAGGCAAAATCTAACGTTTTGTTGAAAGGGTACATTTCGTCACCCTTTTGTCTCCAGCCGCTTTCATTGACAGATAAAATACCTCTTAAAAAGCCTATAATAGAAGGCTGAAATATTTCCTCACAATGATGGGTTCTACATATCCAATTACCCTTATAATCTTCACCAACATGGTATAAATTAAGTGCTGATGGATTATCTCCACCATGAATAGGACAACACATAGTTAGCATTTTGGGTGTTTGTCTGCAATCTAAATTAAATAGTTCACATATTTCGTCTAAATTATCGCAAAGATGGTCGCAAATGTTTTTGATTTCTTCTTGACTATATGAACGGTATTTCTTCTTGATCAGTTGGTTCGTCATCGTTATTAATTCTAAAAGTATCCTGAGGGTTATTAGCCAATTCCAATTTAGTTTTACCTTCTGTAATTTTTGCACACCAGCCTTTCATGTGGCAATTGATATAATCATTATCGTCTAATCCAGAGCCATGGCGACTTACCAGAGGTAGTAGCTTTCTGTTCCCACCACTTGGACCATCTTCTGCTATTTCCTCATCTGTTTTGCGTTTGAATATGGAGAAATTACTGCAAAGCCATATGATTCTGTCTGACCCAGACGCAGTATCAGTGCTTTCTTTTGTTATACCATCACGATTTAACTGCACGAAAGCAACTATAGGCAGTTTATACTTGGTGGCAAAATTATGCAATTGTGTCATCATAAAACCAAGTACTTGATACTCTTTCATGTCTTGACTGATACCTTGGCTATCCATTAGTTTCAGATAATCATAAAAAATTACACAATCCTTGGCTGTGCCGTCGTCATTTAACCCCACCTCTTTAATTATCCATCTTCTCATGATCGACAATTGTTCTTCAAACGGCTTACCTGCTATAGATTTGTAATAAAGTCTTAGAGATTTCATTGTAGACATGGCTTCATGGATTTTAGTTTTTTGGTCTATAGAATCTTTGAATTTACCGGTTTCTATAGTGGACATATCTATCTCAGTCATCATAGCTAAAATTCTATTAATATGGTCTTCTGTTGTCATCTCAGTATCCATATTTAATACTGGAATATTGTTTTTAGCCAAAGAAAAACCCATATTATCAGCCAATAAAGTTTTACCGGTTTTAGGCCTGGCTGCGATAACATTGACGGTACTTTTCCTTAAACCGCCGCCTATTGACTTATCAAAAATCGGAAAACCAGTAGATAAACCAACCTGATCTATAGGATTATTTTCTAAATTGAGAATATAATCTTCAATATTATTTCCAATAAGTTCTGGTTCATTACTTCCATCCCCTAGCAATTGACCCAAATCCAAGACCTTGCTTTCGGCAATATTTAATATTTCCGTAATACTTTCCGACCCACTGATTTCGTCTATTTCATTCTGGGCTAAAAAAAGCTTATCTTTAACTGTTCTGGCAATTTCTAATTTTTTAATTTTAGCAGCAAATCTTCGTAAGTTGCTTTGCTCTACCGGGAACATTAAAATAGCTTTAATATGCAGAGCTTCATCTTTTGAAGACAAGATGCTATTACAGCCAAGTTCTTGTGCTGCGGATAATATTGATGCTAGATCGACATTTTCTGTATTGTTATTTTCATATATATGTTGAATACATTTGAATATCAGCTGGTTAGTATCTATCGTGAAACATGTAGTACCAACTATATCGGCTATATCGAGATAGGCTGACTCTCCATATTTACACAAACCAGCCAGAACAGCCCGTTCGGCTGAAGGATCACCAAGTTTTATACTCATTATTTATCCAGCGGAAGAGGAGCATTTGTTACACTTATATCTATCTGCGCCACCAATTACTAGGCTGGGGGAGACCTTTTCTAATTTGCCACACAATCTACACCTAGCCTGTACCAAGTCTTTTTTTGGTCTTCTCTCTATTGGTGGTTTAGAGTATAACTTTTTAGCAATTTCCTTATTTTCTCTATACATAGAAGATTCAGGCATTGCATCAAATTTATTGATTGTTCTTTCAGTCTTTTTGATTTTCTTTGACTTATTGATTTTATTGATTGGGGGCTTTTGTTTTTGGCTTTTAGAGCCCGAAGCGTCTTCTTCTGTATCATTGGACTCTATTTGTTCAAGCATACTAGACAGTAGCCCTATCATTTGTTTTAATTGTTCGGGATTTTTCATAAGATCATCAGGTTTGATTGACATTTTTCACCTTGTTTCTTTGAATAGAAAGAATAATATCTGATAAGTTTTTGAGACTGTTAGCTAAATAAGATAGCCTATCCATTCTTTGTTTAGCATACTTTTGTATTTTATATATATTATTGGCTCTGTCATTGTTTTTAATTGCTTGATAGAACTTTTCGATATACCCATAACCCTTGTAATTATTTAATTCATCAGCAATGATCATTTTAGCCGTATCTTCTGCCCAATTATGTCTAGCAATTTCTCTATTTAGTGTTCTTTGAATATGAAAAGACATTTGACCTAATCTGTAAGCTATTTGAGCACAATCTTCGGGTGTTAATTTTTCTATCACATCTCTAGTCATTGTGAGATAATCATTAAGTTCATCGGAAGCTTCTGTATTATTATTGTGGGTTGATAATCCGATAGAATTTTCATATTCGTCTAGTATTTTATCCCAATATTCTAGTTCTTCTTTACTAGTTCTATGCATTGCTGATTATTCCTAGCCAATTGTCCTGTGTATTGTAAGGTAGTTCGATGTATGTGATATTGTTGATATGACACCACTCGCGTTTTTCTCTGTCTCTTTTTTGTTGTTTGAAAAAGTCTAACTTAGTTCTATGATAAAAGGGGGTAAATTCATAATGCTGTTCGCCATGTACTTCTATGCATTTTTTATTTAGAGGTATAAAAAAATCCATATATAATGTTTCTGATTTGCGAATTTGTATAGGTATTTCTTCTAAAATTTGCAAAGTTGGATATGTTTGTTTTAATAAATCTCTAGCAATTAAATGAAAGTTGGATTTATTATTTAAACTACTCTTGGTCGTCAACGACGCTAGAGATATTTTGTATTCATAGCCATCTAAACCGATCGCATTCATTTTATACCCATCGTCTCTTTCGTCGTTGATAGTATTTTATCATATGCTTCCGGATTGTCAACAAAAAACTGTCTGAGTTTTTCTGTTCCTTGGAATTTTTGTTTTTCTCCGTCGAGATCAAAACTATACCAAGCTCCACCCTTAGATATAATACCTATATCTATAGCCAACATCATTATTTCTGTAATTTTGTCAACACCAGAACCATAACGAATATATGATGTTGTTACGCCTCCCGGAGGACCCAAAGCAGAACACAAGACTTGCCATTCAACAGTTTGTCCTATTTGCGTGTTATCTGTTAAATTCCATGGTTTAAAAGTTTTAGCTCTCATTTTAATATCTGTTTGATACGCAATGGCTTGACCACTCTTCTCTTTAAATTCAGCACCATAGCCTGTTGGATTACCCATGAGATGAGTAATACCTATCACAATATTTTTGTTTACCGGAATTACATTGGCAACTTTGCGACAAAATTTGGCCAATAATTTTGCCCCATCGGCCCTTTGCATTTTGTCCATATCGCTAGTAATTTCTGCTGCAGTGCATATCGCTGAATATGAGTCTATAATAAGTACCGAACCTGGTTCTTCATTAATAATTCTTTCTGCAATTTGTAGATACTCTTCTCCGTGCAATATTTTGCCCTC